GCAGCGTCAGATGTGTATAAGAGACAGTCTGCGTCAGATGTGTATAAGAGACAGAAAGTAATCTGTGTGATATGCGTCAAACACTGGTACATCTAACTCACTACAAGCTAATATTTGAGCGTTTACATAGTCCTCAAGTGTTAACCCTAGTTTGTTTTTGTCCGTGTCTTTACGGCGTATTGTTGTACCACTCATAGGGCATTGTCTTGTAGCTGTCATCACTAGTATTTTTGAATCCGGATTATTCTTTCTAATAACTTCAATTGCAGAACAAAAGGCACCGTAAAACGTTTTTGTATCCGTTTTATCAGTGCCTATCGGTACACCTGACCAATAACCGTGTAACCAGTCATCATCTGTACCTTGTAATATGATTAGGTCTCCTCTTATTTGCTCTGCTTGTCTATAAATGCTGTTTTCTACCGCTTCTTTACCTATTGGAACTGTTGCCATTGTTGCGCCACCTCTTGCAAGATTAGTCGTTTTAGCTTTCAATTTCTTGCCTAACATTTCTGTGAAATTAGTTTTTGCGTGCGACCCTCTAGCTACAGAGTCGCCAATCGTTCCAATTGATTTGATGTTTCTTATACTTGATTGACTAGTAAAGTCGTACATGATCGTACCATTAGCAGTTGTAACTGTTTTAGTATTCATCTTATCGACTTTAGCGTTTATTTTTTCATTCTGCTTAACCAATTCATTATTTATGGATAAACTTGCGTTAACTTTTGCGTTTAATGCTTTTAGTTCTTTAGATGGGTCGGATTTTGTAGATTTTACGCTTTTAACATAATTTGCAGCATCATGAACTGCTTTGTTGTATCGATTACGCCTTGTAAAGTCTCCTAATACTACATCTTGCTTAGTGATATTATTGTACGCATCTCTATGTGTAGTGATTTCGACTATTCTCACTAAGTCGTTATATCCTATGGCAGAATCCACCACTCTAACAACATCACCTATTTTAGGGTTAGCTTCTGGGAAGTGTTCACGTAACGCTACAAAGTCTAAGGAAATAGAAGCAGTGACACTTTTCTTTATCACTAGCTCCATTGCTTTTTTTAAACTATCTTCTTTTTTAATACGTCCATCAACAAGTGGTGGCGCTTCTCTTTTACCTATCAATTGTGCTAATGGATGAGTGAATTCAATTTGTAGTCCCGCTTCTGCAAAAGTCTGTTGTCCATCAAAATCACCATAACCTTTAATAAAGGTATAACATTTAGATGCGTCTTCTTGTATTTTGACGTTATCAGCATTCACACCAGCTTTAATGTAATAATTGGCAAACTTAGATAATTCATCATACAAATGAAACGTTTTAGTCTTTGCATCGTATTCATATTCGAGATGATAACGCTCAAGTCCTTTTTTAAAGATTTCTAATCGTGTATCTCCTTTGCCTAATCCCTCGAATTTAGATGCATCTACTTTTGGATGTAATACATACTTATAACCCGTTCCTTTAAAGACAGTATTGAAGAACTCAACGCCTGTAAAACTTTCGTTATACTCTTGGTAAATCCTAGAATTGTTAAGGTCATCAAGTTCTTTTTGTCTAGCTTTGATATCAAGCCTTATTTTTTCACCAATAGTAGACTTATCAAGTATGACAATTACATATTCGTTGAAATCATCTTCACCTTCAACATGAGTGATCGTCCACATTTTAGTTATAGCACCTATTGCGTCAAACGTACTCGCGTTCTCGATAATAGTTAGATCCAAAGAACTATCTTCATTTAACTTTTTACTTACTTTTGTACTAACATTAATAGCGTGCCCTACACCCTGTAGACTTTTTAATAAAATTGGCATAGGCTACTCCTTATCTAAAATATAATTTGTGTCTAAATGTAATTTGTTTCATTACTTTATTAGACTTGAATCGATTCCAGCCTGGATATAAAACCGGTTGTTCTAAAGTTTTATTAAAAGAATCTATATTTAAATAACCTCTATAGGTATGTTTACCGTCGAAGATTATTTTATCTCCGGCTTTTAAATCAACTTCCTTAATAACTGAGATATTTCCTTTATCTGTATAGAAAGTGAATCCATCCTTATCATTAGCTTTAACATCTTCGGCTAACTCTATTTCAACAACATTAAACTGATTAAACTGTGTTAAAGGAACATCACCGTTATAATAAACTTCTCCTGAGTTAGTGTTGTAAAATGTCATTTGACGCCTCTTATCACCTTCGTTTGTAGGCAATCTATCAGGTACCGACCATTTTTCAGGGTCGTTATCACTTTCAAGATCAGTACTAAAACCGACACTTTCAAAGTATGGTAGTTCGGTTGTTTCAAACGACAAAGAAAATTCCCCTGATATTTGAGTTGTGTTAAAAGAAACTTCACTTACTAGTCCTACAAAAAGTTGTCGTCCATCAACATAATCAAGCTCAAATGCTTGTTTGTCTTTTGGTATATCTAATATATGCTCATACTTAATTGAATTGTCTGGTGTAGCTAATTCCCTTAAATAAAAACGTCCAGCAAATAGTGCTTGGACGTCTGACTTTAAATGTGAAGCATAAGCAATTTTAGGTACTTTATACCTTAGCTTAAGCTCTACTTTTTTAAGTTCTTCTTTAGCGTAATTATGAAATCTACCATCAATACCCTCTATATCAGAATAGTTACGATGATATCCTGCGCCTGTAACGTTATATTCAACTACTTCCAAGTGATTATAAGTGAAAGGATTGTCACTGACGCGATACTGCGAACCATTCCTTATTACTTCTATATCGTGCGCTATCAACTAACAAACCTCCCTTATAATAAGTTGAAACTTCCGTCTATAGCGTTCATGTCATCGATGCGTGATTTAATTAAATCAAGGTCGCCCTCATTTCTAATCGTTACATTCACAATAGGTCTATTATTTTCTTTTAAGCTATGTTGAACATCGCTAGTCATGTGTCTGTCTATAGAAGTACTTACAGGATCTACTATACTATCTGTCAAAGTAGAGGATAGCTCTTTATTAAAGGCACTGCCAAAGTCTGTAGCCATTACTTTAGCTTGTGATACCGCTAAACCTTTGCCTAAGCCACTACCTCCGCCGTGTCCACTTACGAATGAAGTTACAGAGTCCCATGCAGATGAAATTGCATCGCCTACTGCACTAACAACTTTGTGCGCAGCATTGGCTACACCCTCAGCTACTTTGCCGATTAATTCCGCTCCGGCATTTAAGAAATCACTGAAGAAACTTTTAATCTTACCAAGTGCATCACTCATACCGTCACCTACATTTGAGACAACTCTTTTAAACCCATCAGCTACTTTACTCGCGAAACTTGTAACTGTATTCCAAATGTTAGAAACCCATTCAGAACCTTTTGTGATAATAAAGTTTAGTGCTTGCCCCATTTTTTCAGCTACACTCGAAGCCACTCGACTGAACCAACTTGTAACAGTGTTCCAAATACTGCTAACAAAATTAGTGATTGTACTCCATATCTGTGACCAACTTGTACCAAACATAGAAAGTGTTCGATTCATTACGCCAGTTAAAAAGCCGATAATTGACTCCCAAACTGATTGCATGTATTGCCAAATCGTATCAAGCACATTGGTAACCGTAGTTTTAATAGTCTCCCAAGCACCTGAGAAGTCGCCAGTAAGCAACTGAATTAAAGCAGTGAACAAACCTACTATGATTTGGACTGCTACGGATATCACTGTTCCTATGGCTTGGAACGCAATTGTAATTAAAGTCCACAAACCTTGTATGATATTCATAACGTTTGTAATGATGCCTATTACCAAAACACCTAAAACTTGCATGAATATTTGTCCTAATACTTGCAATATAGGCATTATCGGTTGTAAGGTAGATTGGATTTTGCCCCACAATTCAGTTAACCAGCCGACTACACCTTGAATCGCACCAGAAACTGCCGTTTTAACACCGTTCCACGCTTCAGTAATAGTATTTCTAAAGTTCTCGTTTGTTTTCCATAAATAAACGAGGACACCAATGAATGCACCAATTACTGCAACAACTGCTAAAATAGGTGCTGAAATCGAACCGAATGCACCTATTAATGCTTCCGTAGCTCCAGTAACTAAACTTGATGTTCTAACGAAGTCTAAAATCTTTTCAGTGACGCTGAATAAGCTCAAACCAAACACATTTGTAAGTACACTACTTATAGCAACAATCGGAGCCATTAAAGCCCAAAATACACCGCCTAAAATACCCATAACGCCAGCAACTTGTGCTATAGCTGGGTGTGTTTCGAATAGTTTAGCGATAAATCCAGCTAGATTAGTGATAAAGTCTAACAATTTACTAGCTATAGGAGCCATTGCAGTACCAAAAGCAACTAATGCTTTTACGATATTACCGATTAACTGCATAATAGTAGGACCATTCTCTTGAACATAACTGATAAAGTCTTTAAACCCTTGTGATTGTCCTACTTGTTCTGACCATGCTCTAAATTGAGAAGTTAATTTAACCAACCAATCAAAAATGTTGGAACTGTTTTGTGCAAAAGCAATCATTAAATTACCAATACCAGCGAACACATTACCAAATATCTGACCAATCTTAGGTAAGTTAGTGGTAGTGTAGTCAATAAACGCTTTAATAGCATTCTGACCAGATACACTATTAGCCCAATTTTGGAAAGCTATAGACATGTTCTGTAGTCCTTGAGACACAAATTTGAACAACGGCATTAATTGAGTGAAAATGTTAACTAATCCGTCGCCAAATCGTCCTGCAGCGTTCAATAAATCTCCGAAGATTGCGCCACCTATGCTATTCAACGCTTCAAATGCTTTCTTAGCTGTTTCAGAATGTTTAACCCAATCCTCAAACTTGCGTGCGTTTGCTTCAACCAGCATAGATACTTCGGATAAGAATGGTTTTAATTGAGACATCGCACTTGTAACGCCTCTGATACCTGCTGACATCGCATTAAAGATACTTGCTTGATTCTCTTTAACAATATCACGCCATGTAGTTTTTAACTGATCGCTCGCATCTCTAAAGTTTTGAACTTCTTTTGTTACTGCCAATGTTCCATCTTCAACCATTTTAAGAGCGCTAATAGCCATTGCACCAAAGCCAACAACTCCAAGACCTGCGACAGAGAATGCGCCAACTAAACCTAAAACGCCACCACCTAATACACCAACCGCATTAAGTACTGCCATTATTGCAGGTACTAACCCGGCAATCACTGGTATCAATGCTTGTATACTAGCAATCATTAAGCCTTTAACTTGTTGTGCAAAAATTGTACCAAATGTACGAATTTTAGTAGCTAGCGCGTCCATTTTCTCACTATAATCAGTTAAGGACTGATTCAGTGCCTTAGTTAAAATTTGGGTTTTTGTCATACCTCTCGTATCGAAATTAACTTTTATTGTTTTGTTGTGTAACGTGGCCAACATCGTTTTTGCACTAGCAATTGCACGTTTTAACGGTGAATTATTACCATCTATTTTAACGTTATGTTCACGCCATTTTTGCGCCATAGCTTTAGCGCGTTGTAAAGCTCTTTGGAATCTTGAAATATCTGCTTTTACATCTGTTTCAATTTCGTTTGGTACAGCCGTCTTTGCTAATCGTTGAGCTTTCCTTACATTGCTTTGAAAATCTCTAATATTGGCCATAATCTTTGCCATAAAATGAGTATCCAAAGGCTAACCTCCTTTCGATTCAAGGAATTTTCTTGTACCTTCTTTGAAGAGTTCACGTCTTCTTTTTTCTTCTTCTAATCTAGCTTTTTGTACACGAGCATAGCTACCAGGCTCCCTTATTTCGTAACGTTGTTTCTCAATGTCACGAATCATACTAGTTAGCCTCTTAGAAGCTTGTACTAAGCCGTTAGCTTGCGCTTGTTCAATTAATAATTGTCTTTGATCTAGGTACCTATCCTGACCACCAATAAGCCAATCACGCCATTCAGCAGGTGTTAGCGCTAACAATTCATGTTCAGGGATATATCCTAAATATCTAGCTGTCAGTTGCCTTATTTTTGAGTAATCGTGTAAGGTTCTGCGCCCATGATTTCCTTGTAATTCTCTTTCATCATTTCTATGCCTGCTTTCGTCATTTCTTTGTCCTCGCTTTTGGCCATATTCGGTGCTTTGTTCAATGTCATCCAGTACGAGCGACTCTCCCTCTTGAAAAAACCACTATTGTTAAGTTTGTCCAAAGCCCCTTGTAATAACGGCAAAGTATCCTCGTTTTCAGTGATGAAATCATCAATTGCTTTTTCTAATTGTTCTCGAGTTGGTGGGTTTTTTAAATAAGCAGTAGCACATTCCCAAAATTGTAAAATCGCTTTGTTTCTAGATTCTAGCAAACCGTTAAAGATAACATTGAATCCTGGCATTGCTCCTTTTCTCCCATCTTCGCTATCTTCTGAGAATTTTTCAGCTTTTCGGTCAAATGCAAATGTTACTTTTGCTTCTACTTCGTAATCTTTTTCTCCGTCATTAATTTTTAATGTTGTAATTGGATTAAATTCAGTCAAAATATATACCTCTTTTCAATTTTTTTATAAAAAAATAGGGAGCTTACGCCCCCTTGATCTATTAGTTTACATAGAATGGTCTTCCGTGTGTGAATCAGATACAACACTAGCTTTCTTTTGATTCTCGAATGTTCCGACTTTTTCGCCGAATTTTTCGTATTCAACTGTAGGCGCACCTGCAGCTTCAAACCACTCTTTCGGCAAGTTATCTTCAGCACCTTCTGCTGTATTCCATTTAACTTTTAATGATAGTTCGATTTTGTCACTTTCATCATCAAATGACATTTCAAATGATTCTGGAACAACATAACCAAACATTCCGTGATGTTTACCGTCTGCACGTTTATTACGCTCATAAAGCCATATACGCAACTGTCCACCTGTTTGTACAGCGTGTTTCACTGCTTCAATTCCTTTATCTCCAGGCACATTACCAATTGTTAATTTAAATGATTCTGACATTGCATTGGGAGAATAGTCCGTTTTACCGCCTCGTACTATTTCAGCTAAATCATTTTCAATCGTATGTCCACCTTCTTGTAAGTCAGCTAATAATAAAGATTCTACTGGATCTAAGTCAGTTTCAGCTGGACGTACAACTGCTAAATAGTTTTTTTGCGCCATTTAATACACTCCTTCGTTTTTCTTTTTATGTCTGTACTTAAATAAAAGCCGTATCGTGCCATGCTTAGTAAACCTGTCTATATCAGGGAATACTGCTTGACTATCGATACGGCTATATTGGAATTCGTAATTTTCTATCTCTATAGTCCTGTTTAGCACATAGCCTATTGCGCTTAAAATGAGCTTAGCCTCGTATTGTGTAGCGAACTGTGAATACACATGTATGACAATACCAACTGTTTCTCTCATTGTTGCACTAGATTCGTTGTTAGTGACGTTTGATTCACCCACAACAATATATGGGTAAACAGCGTCATCTTGAACAACGTCAAAGACCCTATCACCAACTATTTTGTTAATGTTAGGGTCTGAGATTAATCTTTTATATATTTGATTTGTAAGTTCAGGTTCAACTGATACCCACATATCTTAACCACCTCATGAAAAATACTTATTAAAGAATGCTCGTCCAGCGTCTATTGCTGGCTCCCAAAAAGGTTGAGCATGTTGCCCTTTAGTAGTGTGCCAATGTCCGTCTGCGTCTTTGTAACGCCACGGGATATTCTTTGCACGACTACCACCTGGACCGACTGCGTATCATCTTGTTATCGTAAAGGCTTTTTATCCTTTACTTCTTACAGTCACCTGTAAGTTCGGCGTACATTTTCAACCAATAAAAAAGACAACCATTATTGGTTGTCGGACACTCTTGGGAAGATTATATTTATTCACTTCCTACGCTCTACAGTGCTCAATAGCCTTTCGCAATCTATTAAGTTACCTCGGTGTTATCTTTTCCAGAATTGTCTTTGTCCTAAAGGTCTAACAACAGCGTAACCTTTATCACCACGAGCAATCCTTGCATATATTGTGTTAACTGATATTTTGTATATTTTTTCTAATTCTTGCGGCGAGTACTTAATACCATCTAGGAATACCCATTTATTGCTAGTTCTGTTTTTAGCTTGTTCATTCCTTGTTATCCAAGTACAATTTGAAGGTTCGTAGTTACCGTTAATATCTTTTCTTTCAATAGTTAAGCGTTCATTGTAACCATTATTATATGCCCAGTCATAGAAATTTTTATAACTATTTTTCCATTCTTCACAGATAGTTATTCCTCTAGCACCATAATTTTTGTATCTATCGGAATTTGGTTTATAGCAACGTTTCTTCATATTTTCCCATATATAATACAGTCTAGAATCTGTATCACCATGAGTTTTTTTAGCCTTGCTTGTCGCTATCTTTTGTAAGCATCCACAACTTTTGGAATAACCTGTTGTTATAGATTTTGCAGATTTAACTGCAGTATTTCCACAATCACACTCTACTAACCAATACAGGTATCTATCTCCTTTAGGTGGATTGTGAATCCTTACTGGTTCTATGACTTTTAACATATTGAATTTTTTGCCTGTCAAGTCTCTAAAATTACCTTCAAAAACTTCGCCTTTAGAATTGGTTAGCATAACATCACTCCTTATGGATATTATACCAAACCTTCATCGTATATACCAGTCGATATTTTACATATAAGACTTTCACCGATTTTGCCCGATTTTTAACTTACCATTACTGATAAGTGGGACATACACACTACCCCTGTACCGTAGTTGACATATATTGCGTATTCACTACCAATATTAATAACACCAGTGAAACCGCCGTCTTTAAAGTCCATTGTTACACTTTCCCTAAGATAGCCGGTATCAACTGGCATTAATGAAATGATTGTATTGTGAATCTTAGCAGTTGTCTTTGCTATACCTCGTTTGACCCATCGCTCCATGTCTCGCTCGTAATTTTCCAACTCTTTTACTAAGTCCCAATTACCATACTTAACCTTTGCCAATAGGTCGCACCCTCAATCTAGTTAAATTGATTTCATGTTGTCCGCCTTGGTCGACCGGTTCGCCTACAACTTTGTACGTTTTACCCTCGTAATTAAATAAAGTTTTGTTTGTTATTGGTATGTGGTACGGCGTATATAGGTTTCGGTCAAAGTCTTTGCTCATTTGATGAAATTTGAGTGTCTCACTTGATGTAGGTGTGTCCATAAATCCTTTAATTGTTTCGTTACTTTTAAAACGCTCGTATTCTTTGGGATATGTTCCTACGACTTCAATCTCTCCAATTTCAATTGCGTGCGGAAACTCATTAAACGGATTAAACATATCGCTTACCCCAACTTAACTTACGATAAGGCATTAAATATGCATAAGCACTACTAGGTATGTCAGTTATATAGGTATAACTCACAGTGCCCATCGTGCGCGCAGAGATATTGCCAGTTGTACCAAACTTGATACATTCAGCAATAAACTTCTTAACACCCGACGGCACCGCTTTGTCATCAAACTTCTGATTACAATAATCTTCTGCAACACTTTTATATTCTTCAATAAGATATTCGATCTGCTCATCGTTAGACGAATCATTGAGTGAAAGTCCATTAATCATTTTGACGTCTTTTGTGTCCATTACTTAACACCCACTATAACTTTGATAAGCTCATCTTTTTTCATATCGCTATAGCCTTTAATTCCACGCTTTTTAGCAAGTTCTTTTAATTCTGTTACTTTCATATCAGATAAACTTTTTTGCTCGTCAGCGTTCGTCTCAGACTGTTCTGTTTGTTCGTCTTCAACCAGTTTAATACCAATTATTTCACGGCAGTTATTTGTTGTGGATAATTCGGCTAATCGTTCTTCTGATACTTCTAACCCATCACGTGGGTATATATCCCCTTCGTGATAAGGGTGTCTGTTGTCTTGAGCATCTTCAAAATATTCGACTACTTTATACATACGTCACTACCTCCTATTACATTTCTAAGCTTCCAGACGGTTTAGCTACATTGTCAGCATGTGCATCAACACCATCACGTTTTGTAGCAACTTCTGTACCACCAATAGTGAAAATGTACTTTTGTAAGTGTTCAGGTACAAATGCACCAGTATATAGCAATTGTTCTGCTAACGTTCCGAACATACCAGGAATATTTGAATTTGTTTTAGCCAAATCAGCTTGAATTGGAGAAGCTAAAACTTCGCCTACAACTGCGATAGCTTGTAACCCTTGTAATAATTTCGTTGGTACTTTAACGATAACAAAACCGTCTAATTCGCCTTGTACACCTTTGCCTAATACTTGTTGACGCGTATCTCCTTGAGGTAATGCAATAACAAACTTTTTAATACCTTTGTAGAATGTAGGAGAAACGAATAGCACACGGTTTTCTGGCGCTTTGATTTCATCTAATTCAACAGATACATCTAAAACCGCATCATACTGTGCATCTGAACCAGTACCAACTGTTAAATGTTTAGCTTTATTACGTGCTAGTGTAGCGAAACGTAAATTATCTAAATATGGCGCTACAACTTCCGCACCTTGACGTGCCACTACGTAATTAATATCAATATTACCTTCTGTGTCTTTTCTGTCTAAAGCATCTACGAAACGACCCCAGTATTTTTCTTGATCTAAGAAGTATGTTGTTTCTTCAATTTTTGGATGGTCAAATTCATTAGTAGCATTACGTTTGTAATCCTTTAACTCTGTTGTATCTCCTTTCATAACTGTGAAAGAACGACCTTCCATAAAAATGGCGTCATTACTAATTAATGCCGGTGTTGAATAGGCATTAACCGCTGTGACTCTTTCTAAAATTCCAACGTGCTTATTTTTCAATAACGTTTGTCCAGGCTCTACTGACTTGTTAGCAAAATGTTGTAAGTTTAACTTCAACATACCAGTAGCATTTTTGATTGTTTTATTCATGTAATACACTCCTAATTTAAAAATTCTGTCCACGCTTCATGCGGGCTTGGTGGGTCTCCGTCTTGCGGTGTGTTACCTGTAGGCTTAGACGGTGCAAATAAATAAGGTTTAGACTCTTTAAGCGTTCCAATCGCTTCATCTAAACCTTTTACAGTGCCGTCGTCTGCTAATTCCAGTTCATCTTTATTGATGAATGTTAGAATGTCGTCAGCGTCATTAGCTTCATGATTAACCGCTAATTTCACTGCGCTATTAAGTTGTAAATCTTTATACTTTGTTTCTAACTCTGCGTTTTTATTTTGTTCTTCTTCGAGTGCTTTCTGAAGCTCGCTCTCATCTTTTACAGAGTCTTTCAATTCGACAATTTGTTCATCACGTTTAGAAATCTCTTCTTTTAACTCTTCAATTTCGGTATTCTTGTCGTTCAATCTTGAACGTGGTACCATTCCCGATTTTGATTCGTCAATCGCATCAATTACCTTTTGCTTGTCGATTTCTCCGTCTTTAAATTGTCCTAACAATGTGTATAAATCCATTTAAACTACTCCTTTTTACGAGTTTTACGTGCAACGCCACGAAGAATTTTGGTATAAAAAGAAGCAGTTTAACGACATGCTAAGGTCGAGTAGTAAACTACTTTCTTTTACGTTTATATTTCTCCCACTCACGATAGGTCATTTGTGGTATTACTTCGGTTGTGCCATCATCTTTACGTGCTCTTGTTGTACTAGGCAAATCATCTTCATCAATGTAATACATAAGCTTACAACGACAGTTGATGTTTTCTTTTGCACTATTCACACCGACGAACAACTTAGGTGCTTGTCCAACACAACCGCTCGACTTGAACGGTTCATCTATTCTCTTTTTAGCACCGTCTAGATGCCTGTGCGTGTCCCTTGTACGTGTATCTTTGGTGGCTTGCCAATACTTATACATCTGTAAGCCATTCTTTTGAGCTACCAATGCACTATCAAGTCCAGCTTGTGACATCGCTCTACCCGCTTCTGTACGAGCTACACGCAACGATTGAGCTTTAGACATGCCAATATCATCACGGATTGCTTTCGCTATTTTAGAGTAGCCCTCTCCGCTCATAATGCCTTGTGTGATGTGTAAGCGTATCTTTTTCAATACTTCATCACGATGCTTCTGTAGCGTCGGTACTAATCGAATGAACTCAATAGGTTGTTCAATAGCTGATGTGATAACTTCTTTACTAGGAAAATCAAACTGCATAGATGTTTGACTCGCCGTCTCATATAAATAAAGGCTCATAAGGAACTTTTCTATATAAGCGTCTTCCTGTGACTTCTGAATCATCTTAGCTACTTGCCTGTAGTCATCAGTCAACATTGTACCTATACGAGTTAACTCCTTATTGAGCCTGTTATATTTATTGAATTCAGTCCATGTAACATACACATCATCACTTTGATACTTCTCGAACATATCTGCGATGATTTGTTTTATCTCTTTAAGTCGATTAGCAAATAGTTGTTCTATCGGCTTCTCAGCTTTAGAGATTAGATTGTCGATATACTCATCAATATCATTCTGATTCTTTATTGTTAGATCTTTCTTGTTGTTGGGCACTGTCAGCACCTCCGTCATCTAAATTAGGGAGTTGCTTGTTGTACTCCATTTGTTCTTGCTCTATTCGTTCGAGTTCTGCTTGTAAATCTTCGACAAACGGGTGATTTTCCAATACAGTTTCATGGCTTACAATTCCCATAGATTGCTGAGCTGTTTGTACTTGTAATTCTGTGTTCGCTACTTTGTTGTAGTTGAAACTAATATCGACATCATTATGTTCTCCTTTGATGTCGAAGTGCTCAAACACAAACCAAAGTAACTCCTGTATAGCAACTTTAGCTTTACGCGCTAACTTATCCGCTTTCAAGTTTAAGTTAGTATATAAAAACTCTAACGCAACCCCACTTGGAGCAGAACCGAATTTATCAGAACTAAAGTCAACCGCTTGACCAAACAACATTATTTTTCGATATAACTCATCTAAATACTTCTTACTGTTTTCAACTGGTACTTCTACCTGTATTGTGTCGACACCCCCGTTATCTGATACTTTTATCGCACCGTAATAACGTAGTAACCGTTTAAATTCTGGTAACTCTTGGTCATCGTAGTTCTTCAATACATACGTTAATTCGTTTGAATCTTTAAAAGTATTGGATAAATCAGATAATCGCCTGTTATACGCATCAATCAATGTTTTATACATAAATATGTCTGATATTTCTAAGTCGTTATTTTTGAATGGAATAAATGGAATCTTACCCCACGACCCTGTACTAAAATGCGTTTTTGAATTCTCCAAATTGTTAGAGTAATCCGGAATAAGCGAGCCATTTTCATAAACGTAGTAATTAACCGTTACTTTGTCCCAGTATTCAACTTTAGTTTCATTTTCCAATTTATACATCCTGATAAACGCCTCTAATTCTTCGTGCTCTTTATCAGTCCATATAGGAATACCTTGTTCTGCTGGTACTCTAAATAACTTAAATTCTCCCTCTTCATCAAGGTAAGGATGCAACCATTCAATACCTTTATTGCTGGCTCCTGTTAGTACACTGTGTAACTTATCATCGAATCTATTGCCCAAAACTTCATCAATACGTTTAACTACTTCATCATCTGTATGTTTAAAAGCGATAGGCTTACCTACAATATAAGAAACTTTTTGATCTACTAGGTTAGCATGGAAGTTGGTAATCATTCTGTCATCTGGTTTCAATGGGTCAACTGCTCCTGTAGCATCAACTGGCTTAGGTTCCTTAACAATATCAGGACGTTGCTCATAATATTCTTGACCGATTGAGATTTCAGGTAACTTCTCCAAATGTTGTTTTATATATCTGACAATCATTTCTTCCAGTGTTTCTGGCTTATTGTTAGTCCTCACAATAGCATCAAATATTTCTGTTTGTGTTGGTTGGCTAGGGTACAAAATATTACCTCCTTTAATTAAAGCCTGTGCCACTTGGCTTATTAGCTGTATAAACTGCATATCTTAACGCATCTAATGTGTCATCGTTTAATTTAACTGGTTCGTCTGCATTATCTTTCCAAACGTAGTTGTATATTTCTTCTTTAAACAAACTAACTTTTTCTTTGATAATGAATATTTTATTTAACTTGAATAACCTAGAAATAACTTCAATGCCAGCAATAACAGCTTTGTCAGCATATCTTGCTTTTATCTTCTCTCTTCTAAATCGTTCAATATGTTCAGGTCTAGCTGTATCACAATAAAAAAGAATATCGCCATGCCTTTTTATAACTCCTTTTGCAATAGCTACCCAGTCATCTATTTCTTTATGTCTGTGTGCGTGTTCTTCAATAACGTACTTGTTTCCGTCGAAGTCTTCCGCTACAACCATAATAGAACCATAATGCTCATATCCCCAGTCGACGCCTGCATATTTCCTTTTTATTTGTTTAGTTTTAAATTCTTCTTCTGTGATGTAATGAACTTTTTCTTTGAAATCTTTATATACAACACCCTCAGCAGAAACCCACTTACCATAAATGTCACGATCTGTGAACATTCCTGTTGGTGTACTCGCTATAATCGATTCAATATATTCTTCATCTAAAAATGTATTGTCGAACAAAGTAAATTGAAATGCTTTGATATTTAGTCTTCCATTCGATAATCGTTGACCACTCTTATCAATGTAATCTTTTTTAACTGGATGCATTGGGTTTTCGGGGTTTGTATCAATTAATATTCTCGCGCCTTTGTAACTACAACGTGAGAACACTTCTTTAATAAACATATTGTGTAATGCTGTTCCCTCATTTAAAAAAGCACCTGCTGAAGTAAAACCACGCGCTTTTTTCCATGCATCCGAGTTTTGTCCGTCGAATACATACACTTTATTACCGAATATTTTGACTGCGTTAGATTTGTCGAGTGTTAACTCTCTACCTAGTATTAACTCCATATCATCTAGTATGTTACGTCTTATAGATGCTTGTGTTGCTCCTCCAATAATGAAGTTAAGCCCCTTGTCTTTATAAGTAGCTATATGCATTAAAAAAAGCAGGATGAACACATATGTTTTACCTGCCCTTTTTGCACCACTCGCTATTAATACTTTGGGTTTATCGTTTATAAAGCAGTTCCAGACTTCTTGTTGTTTCGGGTTTAACATTTCATTAATCATTATTAACACCCGCTAACTTAATAAGTGCTTTAGCAACTTCTGCTTCTTGTGAATTATTTTCTGATTTATCCATTTGGTCAATTTTTTTCTCAAGCATCTTGATTTCAGTTTCAATCTTTTTGTTAGTCAGAACTTCATTTCCTAACGTCATTCTATTCATGCCGTCCAAACTAGCGAGGAATGCATCAGCTGTCGCTTTCTTTACTCCCTCTATTTCAATGTCATTCTTAGCTACATTCTTTAACCACTCATATTCTTCAAAAGCCTTTTGGCGTGTCCATTTTGATTGTTCAGCTGCTTCTTGACGCAATTCTTCATACCTATCTAAAATCGCACTATTCTTACTCAACTCAAAAGCTCGGCTATCTATATAATTATCACTTTTACCTTTAGTCGAATACCCTGCGTCAATATATGCTTTGCGTTGGCTCTTGCCCTCTATGAGTCCTAGCACAAATTTTTCTTGCTTCGGTGTTAATTTAATCAATTGTTTTCACTGTATCACACGCCTTTACGTTAATTACTCTAGTTATTTTAAATACAAAAATGCCCCTACATCTTGTGCAGGAGCTACGTTCAATAAATGTGAAAGGAGGAAAATAGTTATGACTCAAATTGCAAGAATTAAACTACCCACCATATAGGCAGGTAGTAAGTGATTAATAGCGTAACATATCATCTTTTATATGTTTGTCGCTTCTCAATCACATCGATGAGAACATCTAATGTGGCTATTACCCCACGTCTTAAGATAATTCTTACAATATCATAATATCTCGTTTTAGGTGTCAAAAACTGTCATTTTACTGTCAATTTTAGTATTCCCCTAATTCTTCGGCTAATTTAGAAACTATCTTCTTCTTAATTCTATGCGCTGTACTTTCAGAAATGTGTATGTCATAACATACCGCAATCAAAGTCTTTTTGTTAAAATAATACTCTTGAATGAATTCGCGTTCTTTCCTACTTGATGTGTTGATGATACGTTCAATCGCACTCTTAAACTCAAGGATTTTACCTCTTCGTATACTACAAAGATAATTAGTTACTGCCATTTCTGTTTTCGATGTATTAGACGGTACAAACTCCCCGCCTATATTTGTATCTGTTGGAATCCACGGTGTCATTATTTCACTTCTTAAATCTTCGAGTTGCTTATGATAATTAGGATAATCACACAACTCATCTTCTAACTTTCGAACTGTTGATAATTTTAATCCGTATTTCTTTTTAGTCATGAATACCCTCCGTACAAATATGTTTAATCTTCAAAGTGTCTCAATCTACTTCTTAATATCTCTATCTCTCGCTCTTTAACTTTCACATCGCCTTTTAACTGTTCAGCTTGCAACATTACACCAAACAATAAGATGACTAGTAATATAATTGCTATGATGAACCACATCATCTACTCTGACACCTCCGCCCTCATCAAATCAGACTGATCACTAAACTTTGCGAAGTCACTCGGCTCCTCTACATCATCATTAGCCGTCATCATAATATATACTTGCTCCGTTACATACTTACCTAGCTCATACATTGCTAGTAAGAATATTAGTCTTAATATTTTTTTAATCATCATTGCCATCTCCAGTATCAATTAAACTAGGCATCATTCTTAACATAGCCCTTAATTCATGTTCATTCATATTAGCCATCATAGGACTGTAAAATTCACTGTCTTTATCATTAATTTCTTTAATGAAATCATCTTCAATCTTAGCTTTTTCTTCAGGTGTTTTATTTTTATATTTTTTGATTATTTCAGTGTACTTTTTCGGGAATTTCATTTTAGGTGTATTAAACATTATTATCTCCCCTCTTTAATGATTTTATTTCTTTTCGAACAAAGAACCTAATACTTCTTCACTAGGTCTTTCGAATAAGGTCACTTTAGAATTATTAGTGTAGTAAACAATAGGTGTATTTTGTGACTCATATTTCTCTTTCGCTTCTTCTTTACTCTCTGCCTCAACAACTATAAACCTTTGATTGCTCTTAGCTCGAGTTATGTGTGTATGCTTGCGTCCTGTTGAATCTTTGAATGTCGTGACTAAGTATTGTGTCACTTCCCCAAAACCTCCTTAACTCGATCTAAGATGTCTTTACACTCCGCTACTTCCGAAGCCTTTTGCTCCACGTTCTGAAACACTTTCGAATTCCTCCACTTGCTTTAGTTCCGGTGTCCATATAGGCACGATAACCAATTGAGCTAGTTTATCGCCTTTGTTGATTTGGTAAACTCTTCTTATGCCTCTTCCATCTTGTACATAGTTACCTTTTATATCTAAAATGCTTATTAATCCATCTTCTAATTCAGCGTCTATATCATCATATAAAAAGGGTATTCCATCACGTTCTTCATCATTCTTGATATTAATCCCTAAATTGCCATGATATCCCGCGTCTATCTTGCCTGTTTCAATCACTAAATACGTTTTACTACTTACACCACTACGACTAGTTAATAGTCCGACATAGCCCTCTGGTATACTCACAGCTACATCTGTTTTGATCACTGCTTTTTCTTGTGGTTCGAGTACGACAGTTTCAGCTGAGAATATGTCATAACCTGCATCCGTCTTATGATTTCGTTCGGGCATTCTAGCATTTTTTGATAATAGTTTTACTTGTAATGTGTTAGTCATTTTCCTATTCCTCCTCATATTTATAGACAACTTGACCTGCCATAATCCCTACTGCTTCATCAAGTTCAATACCTTCTTTAACTGAATGTTGAATAGCATTTGTCATTCCCTCAAGTATTTCATCAAACGCTTGCGCTTTCTTATACACGTCCTCAATCTCTTTTAGCAACCCCTCTGTGTCATTACCGTTATACGCACTAGCACTAATAACGGACTGTTCGATTTTTTCGCGATTATTCATTTGTGTCATCCTCCATAAAAATTTTATTGTTTAATTCCATTCCGAATTTAACTCTTTCATCATCGTTACCGAATTTGTTTATTAAATCTTTTTCAACGCTCTTGCAATACCTATCCCATGCGCTTGCTTTCTTCTCCAGTTCTTTGTTACAATCTCGTAACTTCGCTATAACCCCAATAAGCTCATATCGTTGCTTCTTGTACTCTTCACGATCTTTTAATGCTTTGTGAAGTTTATCTAATAACTTGTTAGAGTTAGTACAAAGATTTTTATATTGTTCATCTGATAAGGTGAACGTCATCTCATAACCTCCAATAGCATCTCATTTTCAAAAATATTTCCAACAATTTCAATAATATCGTCATTTTCACTTAGTAATTCAGTTACATTGCTAAAAGTTATATAAAAGGCTCCTTCTTTAAACTCGATAAAACTTACTTCTCTCGAATAACAATCTTGAACAATATCCCCTTCATAAATCTCCACACCGTGCACATCTTTAAATCCTGTGTATTGTAATAGTTTTACTTCATTGAAACTTTTATAACCTGTTGAAATCAAAATGTACCCACTATTAAAATCGATTTCGTCAATAATACTCATAACTTTTTTATCTTTATCCCAAGCTTTAAATTTCAACATCATTCTACCAATCTCCCATCTTTCCAAATTAATGTCATAGTTAGGCCGTCGTTCAAGATGTAGAATGCTTTGGTAGGGAAAAACGTGTTCTCTAAACGTTCGTTGATACTAATACTTGTGTGTAACGCTGACATACAGGCTCCCTCTTGAAGCTCGTACACTTCAAACAACCTATCAAATACTGTATCTTCTGTGATTTCCTCTTCAACTTCAACTATGAAAGGAGTATCAATTGGAATAAAACTTGATATCGAACACGTATTTGTATTTCGTTGAAAACGAACGAATCCATTACTAAAACTTTTTGCAAGAAAAATTTTTCCTTTTGATAGCTCCGGATTTTCTCGCGCCCACTTAATTAATTCATCTAGTCTCATTTCTTTTTTAACTTTGATTTTCATTTTTACATCTCCTTAAAATAAAGTTAGTTGCTTCTGTTCCTCGTATTCCAAACCATGTTGCTTTATATATATTCCGAGCTCTTCCGCTGTATCAAATGTCTTTTTCACACCTTGCCAATCTGGTACGATATGCCCGTGAAAGTAATAAGCGCCATTCACTACATGGATATGTGCCACTCGCTCGTTATCCTGATACAGATATCTCTTAGAGCCGAAAAATTGGTTTAAGTATTCTTTACGCGCGTTATCTGTCATGGTCATTACTCCCACAAGTCAAACACTCTATCTACATAAAACTTCGCTTTTGCCATATCCTCATGACCATTCTTTAACGGTGCTCTAGACAAGTATTTGATTGCATTACCTATTGCAAATGCTAATTGTGGTGGATACTGTGCCGTTACTTGTTCAATAAAATCTATAATTTCAATATCGCCGTATGTGTAATGTGCTGGTTGCTTAACATTGTCTTGCGTTTCATTCATATCTACTTTTCTGTTACTGATTATGCTCATTATGCTTCACTCCATTTCTTGAACATTTGGTTATAAGTGACTCGGTAAATTTATATGGTTTACCGTTAATCTTCACGACACTCATTTATTCCACCTCTATATATGCATGTCTTATTGTTATGTTGTCATACTTTAGTAATTCATCCGGATTGTCATCTAAGCGCTTTGCTAGCATATCTTTTTCATCATCCACATCATCAAAATGCTGATAATCAACTTCTGTAGGTATTCTTATATCAATCGTTGCGTTTATATATGCTTGTTGTTGCATTAAATCACTTCATTTCTCTTTTTC